CTCAACAATCATTTTAACCACATGTTTATCGCAATGCTCGGCGGCACACGTTCGAGGATCGTAGCTGAGATAGAAAATATTCATTGGGTCTGTGTGGTTGACCCTATTATATCACCATTCCATTGCTTCTGCAACCGCTGGAAACTGTTCCTTAAAGATTTCTCTGCATTGCTCAGCGATGATCATGTGTTCCTTCTGAGTGCCGTGGGCAGAGCGAAGATCAATGTAATGGATCCATGACCTGCACGATCCCGTCATGTAGATCCTTGTGGGCGTTGCCAGGGGCAGCACGAACCTTGCACACTCCTTAGCGACTCCCGCCTCTAGCAGGCGCTTGTAGAGGTTGTTGGCGGCGGTGAAATGCTCAGCGATCTCTGCCTGAAACTTGAGTTTCACATAGTCTCCAAGGTCATCTGTAGAGTTCTGACGGTTCTTAGTATCTTGTTTACGAAGATCTGGGATGGGAATATTCTGAGTAATCAGATTGGTATCAGCATAACGCTGGGAAAACTCTTGGAATGTGAAGCTCCTATGACGAAGCACTTGTGCTGCAATACCACGAGTTGTTTCAATCTCAAGTGTCATATGAGATTGTTCAAACACAGACCAATGATTATGCTTAATACAATAACGCAGTAACCCTGCGTAGTTTTCATTATCTTGGTTACTAGGATTAGAGACTCTAGCAACATATGCCATTGTCTTTTCTGCATCAGGTGTAACCGAGATAAGTTGAACTTTAGAATGGATTGTCATATTGGGGAGCACCATCGAGACGACGAATTTCAGCAAAAATAGATTTACGATAGCGGTTATACTGCTTGATAACTTTTTTTAATTCCTTTTGATTAATTTGGGCATTCAAAAAAGGAGTTTGTGGATCTATCTCTGGTGATTCTATCACCTCTTGGGCTTCAATGTCAATAGTTTGTTCAGTCATAGTTTTAGATAAAATAATAATCTTCGCCTAGGGCAATACAAATACGTTTTACTTCTGCTACATAATCTCCAGTTTCATTAAGTTGAACTGCTATACGAAATGCATCATCAGCTTTCTCGAACTTTTCAATCTTATCAAACTTGGCGGTATAGCTAGGTTTACCACTTTCTTTCCAACCAGCAAAGTTATATTGTGTCGCTGGTTTGCCTGAAAGATGGTAGCGAACTACCCAGTTCTTTGTTGGATTAGTGAGTGTCATGTTAAATTAATGTTAAGAGTTACTCTAATTCTATCATCCACAGATACGACATTATATGGAGCAGATGAAAATCTTTCTGCCATAAGAACAGTATTTGTAGTGCTGGTAACTACAGCATACCCATACACATTTCCAATAGGCCCCGTCAATGTCCACGTTTGTTCTGGATATGATGCTGTTCCATCAGAAATTGTCCATGATGCTGCATTCAATGTAATCGGAGCATATCCGTTTTGTGCAGTAGTATACACAAAATTAGAATTAATAGTAGTTGATGCGGGAGTTACATCATTAGAAAATAACTTAAGAACTAATTGCTCAGTAGAAGAGGTTTTATTTACCAAGTAATTCAGTGCTAATGATTTTCCTACATTTGGTATAACTAATGCCATTATCGTTTACCTTTTTTAGTTTCTTTTGGTTGAGATCCCCAAAGTTTAGGATTTACACGACCTTCGGTTTGTTTAAATCCTTTTAATCCCTCACGATATTTATCCCAATAATGATCAAAGATATCGGTGCGTTTATTTGCAATGACAATATCATGTGCAAGTGCTCCATCAATCTCATACTCAACAATATATGCTGTATAGGGCAAAGATCTATCTTTTGCTAGTTCAGGATCACAGTTTTGATGGAGAATTCTCATTAGCTACGACCCCCCCACTGAATTTGTGGGAATGTCTCTTGGATAAGTGCTTTTGAAATACGAGTATACTTCTTTTGAAGATTTTTATCCTTTACGAGACAAAGAATCTCTGCTTCATCTGGATGGAGTTGCTCAAGCATTGCTAAAAAGATTTGTTCACGCTTACTCTGAGTGATGTTAGATCCACCCTTAACGAAGTGGAACATTTTCTTACCTTCATTCTCCAGCAATAGATGATCTGTTCCTTCTGGTGCTGGATTAGTAGTAAAAGGAACTTCTCCTTCTGGTAGCATAGACACTACGCTCTCATCAAAGTTCCAGATAAAAAGAGAACGAAGAACTTGTGTGTTGTTCTCCAATAAAATTCTTTTCGTTGTTGAAAGTATTCTAGTGGAACTTTCCTTTCGTTGCTATTTAGTGACTTGTAACAAGATACAATCTCAGTAGCAAGATGCTCAGGAATGCAAGTAAGATCGATTAATTTCCGATTACGCTCATAATTTTGAGCAGCTTCTTGCGTTAAACAGAATACAGATGGGTCTTGGTTCACCCACTTTTCTAAGTTTTTCTTACTTATAGGTTTCTGTCTCTTGCCTACCACAAATGTATCAGCATCAGATAAGAAGTTAGGTATGCCATCTGACTTATCTCCCTTAATGATATGCTCTCTAGCGTATGCTTTAGGGTCATCATGTTTAATCTCCTTCTTAAGAATCGGATTGTATTGCTTCACAAATGGATACTTCTGTAGCTGAATAAAGTCTTTGTCTCCCGAAAGAATTAATACTTCCTCAGCATCTTTACCTTCTTTTTGAAGTTTGATATTGCGATAAGCTTGGTAAGTAGTGAGTGTGCTGATAACATCATCTGCCTCAGCGCCATAAACTTCCACCACCTTGTATGGAAAAAAGGTTTTAATCTCATCGCGTATCTTATTCAGAACTTCAAAGATTGCATTCCAATCTAGATCGGATGCTTCTCGATCTTTCTTTCTATTCTGTTTGTAATAAGGGAATGCTTCTTTTCGCCAGTAGTGCTTACTGTCATAAGCTAAAACAATCTCACCGAACTTAGGGGAGTATTGTCTTTCAAATGCTCGAAGGGCAGTAAGCACCATATGACGAACAAGATTTTCATTTAGAGCATCGCCCTTCAGTTGCATCATCAGATTACTAATCATAATCTGATTCATATCAATAAGAATCATTTAATCCTCGTCGTCGTAATCCTCAAAATCTTCAGAATTCTCAAAGCGAACTGCTACAATCTCGTCGGGAATCAGTTGACCGTTCTCATCAAACATTTCAGGATGCATTGGTTGAATCCTATTCTTGTTTAAAAATGCATAGACGATATCGTTTCCGAACCATCCAATCATTAGACCGATCATAAAAGATCCTACGATACCTATTCCACTAAAGAACAGGATGTATGGTGTTGCTGACTCCATCTTACTACTCCCTTGTTGGTTTGTCAACCTCCCAAGAGAACTCCAAATTAAAATGGTATGTTCTGCGTAGGAGGTTGAATGATTTACTCAGTGTTAATCCATGTCTAGGTTTGACTTTATCAACCCTCCTACGCAACATGAATTCTATACCCTTATTTATTTGAAGTTTTTGATTTCCTTCCTGGTCTTTTGGATTGCTCATACTTTTTTGCATCACTCATAATCTTTTCAAGATATTCTTTCATTCTCCTTGCTCTAGGTTTCCCCATCCATCCATATGATTCTCTAACAAAAGCAGCTTGACTCCCACCATCTAGATACAAATCCAATTCTTCTATCTGATGTATAATCGCAACTCCCAAAGAAGAAGATATAAAAGATTGTATGTAATCTTTCTTTACTTTTTCTGATTCAAGATACTCATAAAAATTCAATTGATACTTTTCCTTCATAAATGCAGTATCAATAGCAGTGTTTATTAGATCGTAAATCTCATTGAGCGACGCCACTCTATTCCCTCCTAGAACTAGTCACCAATCCTTTCGCAACAAATCTTTTTACAACATCAACCAATCCACCAATAGGTTCTTTATCAATTACCACATATGGAAAATGGGTAATACCTGGATATTCTTTCTGAAAATCTTCTAAAAGCATATCCCTCTTGACCATAACCTCAGTATAGTCTGTTTGTGCTCTGCGAAATAATTCTTTAAGACTTGTGCAGTGATTGCATCCTGACAATGTATAAGCTACTATTTCCATCAGATACCTCTTGTATATACTTGAATGTTTGGTTTCATACATTCTAGCACCTGCACCATGTATTCGCAAGCTTTGCCTGGCATAGTGTGATCACCACAAGTAAAGATATCCACAGCAGCATATCCTTTCTCGGGCCACGTATGAATACTAATATGACTTTCTGATAGCAAGCAAACAGCAGTGATTCCCTGTGGCGTGAATTCGTATTTAACTTCTTCTAGTAACGTTGCGTTAGCATGTTCTACTGCTTGCCTGAGGGAAGTGCTAATAAACTCTGAGTCATTTAATAGATCGGGATTGCATTCACACAGCTCCGCAATGTGATGCACACCTAGCACTTCGTCAATCATTAATGGTTCTCCAAATATCGTTGAGTATTTATTGTAAAATTAACTGGTGGTTGTATAGTAGTTCTTTCCTTACATGGCGAAGAAAATGGAAGACTAACACTTAATCTATCTGTAATAGGTTCAGCATAATGAACTTGAAACATTGGAATCCAGATTACATCTCCAGGATTCATTGTAACATCTATGATTGGATCCAATTTCATTTCTGAAAAAGTCATAGATTGTTTAGTTATCAATGGATATACTCTCCATCTAGTAACACCCTGACACTGTATGATTAGATTATGACTTACATCACAATGATAGTTATACGATGTGCTTCCTGCTTTTCCACAATAGATGTGAGAATCAAATTGCATACCTGAATATTCTTCTAATGATTTAATTAATTTTTTTAATTTTTCATTGAGATGTATAGTATGCAAAACGAATGCACATCCTTCATTCCAATATTTTTGAAGCATTTTAGTATTCCAAGAATTTCTCCAACCATATTTTTTTATGGGAGTGGTTATTCTAGAATGATTTTTTATGATAGCAAGTTCATATTCATTGGCATTTGTTTTGTTGATATAATTATTAACATCCTCTATAGTTACTAGGTCTTCTTTATAAGCATTTTTAAAATATTTGGCGGATCCTCCATCCAAAACGTATTTTAAAATTTCTTCCATGCCAATAAAAAAGGAGGGTTTCCCCTCCTAGTTTACCTGATTTTAACTTAAGTGTCAACCGATAGCAGGTGCAGTGAGAGCAACAGGAGTCATCTCAGCAGCAGCAAGGTCAAGAGGGAAGTTGTGAGCATTACGCTCGTGCATTACCTCAAATCCAAGGTTGGCGCGGTTGAGGATGTCTGCCCAAGTGTTGATTACATGACCCTTGTTATCAAGCAGAGACTGGTTGAAGTTGAAACCGTTGAGGTTGAATGCCATGGTGCTAACACCGAGAGCAGCAAACCAGATACCAACTACAGGCCAAGCAGCAAGGAAGAAGTGCAGTGAACGAGAGTTGTTGAACGAAGCGTATTGGAAGATGAGACGACCAAAGTAACCGTGTGCAGCAACAATGTTGTAGGTCTCTTCTTCTTGACCGAACTTGTAACCATAGTTCTGAGACTCTACTTCCGTGGTTTCACGAACGAGGGAACTAGTGACCAGAGATCCATGCATAGCAGAGAAAAGAGAACCGCCAAATACACCAGCCACCCCAAGCATATGGAAGGGGTGCATGAGGATGTTATGCTCCGCCTGAAAAACAAGCATGTAGTTAAATGTTCCACTAATGCCGAGCGGCATACCATCAGAGAAGGAACCTTGCCCAAAGGGATAGACGAGGAAAACTGCAGTAGCAGCAGCAACGGGTGCGCTGTAGGCAACACAAATCCAAGGACGCATACCCAGTCGGTAAGATAATTCCCATTCACGACCCATGTAAGCATAGATACCAATCAGAAAGTGGAAGACGACCAGTTGAAAAGGTCCACCATTATATAGCCATTCGTCAAGCGAATTGGCTTCCCAAATAGGATAGAAGTGAAGACCGATTGCGTTACTAGAAGGAACAACAGCACCAGAGATGATGTTGTTTCCGTACATGAGTGAACCAGCAACAGGTTCACGAATACCGTCGATATCAACGGGAGGTGCAGCAATAAAGGCAACGATGAAGCAGATGGTAGCAGCAAGCAGAGTGGGGATCATCAGAGTTCCAAACCAACCGACATAAAGACGGTTATCAGTACTAGTGACCCACTGGCAGAACTGTTCCCATCCACTTTCTTGCCGACGTTGGGCAATAGTAGCAGTCATAGGATAGTACTCCGTGTATTAGTTTAAAAATGTAACGGATTGTTTCGGATCCGTTACATTATTTAGCATACTACGGATTACCGTCCCTGTCAAGCCCCTTAGAACCTGAATTTGACCTTTGCTGCCACTGAGTTGGTTGTCACACCGTCCGATACTCCATGGGATCCTTCGACAAATA